CGTTTTCGGACTGCTGTATATTAATATTATGGTCTTGTAGTCCGTTTTCGGACTGATTAAAGTCCGTTTCGCTTCTGTTCCATGTTTTACATTTTTCTGTAAATCTTAGATACTTTGTTTTCCCAAAAGAACTCAACTCAATAAATCCTCTGTCTGCAAGTTCTTTAATGTTTTTGTAAACTCTTTTAGGGATTGAAAAAAGCAACGGAAAATCATCTACCATTTTTTTTTCTGAATATTGATACCAAACAATGCCATCAACCGTAATTGTATTAGTCCACGTTGGCAATGTCATACACGCTGCAAGCGTTGTTGTTTGAACAATAGTCAGTTCATTTGCAACGGCGAATCTTTGGTCAATCAAAATATTGTAAGTCATAATTAAAAAAGAAAAGCCCCAATTAGAGCCGTTACACATCTAAAAGGGGCTTTGTAGCTAATTAGCAAATATCTTTCAATCGGTAACGGTCGATTGTTTTACGCCACAAATATAATACTTTTTTTTTATTCCAACAACTGTACGGGCTTAAATGCTTCTTTTACCGCAAACAAATTTCCCTCACTTTCGTTTGGAACAATCGTAACAACCGGATAACGGGAACGGTCGCCGGGCTTTTGAGAAACTGCAAATTGTACATTCATATCAAAGATAATTCCTTTTACAAATCCCTTTTCTTGCAATATTGCGTCGAATGTATCACGGATATTGGGTATTGTTGACGCTGTCCCCTTTGTCGTAAACTGCCAAACTCCGCCAACGCCACGCACCAACGGAATAATGAAAGTTACGGTTAACGTTACAATCCATCCGTCGCCGCCGTTTAATACGGCACGGTTGGGGTGCTTTTTCGCAACCCCCGCCATCAAATTGGGATAATCCTTTGTACTATATTGACAATATTGTTTTCCGTTCCATACAAAGAACGTTTCCCCGTCGCCGTATGCTATGCGTCGCCCGTCGTCGTCCCGGTATTCGTACATTTCATTGCAAACCTTTTCCGGGGCGTCGTCCGAGAAAACAATCTGTATTGTTTGCGGTTTCTCGCCGTATGCTTTCGTAAACAATCCTGCATACTTTCCGGTTGGTATAAAATAATCAACGCTTTTTGGGTATTCTTTGCCGTTTGCCGCCTTTTCCTTGTACCCTACTTTGATAAACCCCACACGTGGCAAAACAACCCGTTGTATGCCGGTGGTTGGTCTGTTTATGTTTATACGTCCTTTCATAATCAAATATCAATTTCAGTATTCAACAAATCTTTCTTTGTCACGGGTTCCGGCTTTTTAGGCTGTTTTTCTTCGATTTTAGCCACTTTTTCTTTTTTTGGTGTAATTGTACGTTTTGCGGTTTTCTTTTCCTTGACGGGCTTGTTTTCCGCCGTTTTTGCCGTTTTTCGTGTGGTTCTCTTTACGGTCTTGGTTTTCTTTTCCTCCGGTTCCGGTTGTGGTTCGGGTTCCGGGTCTTTCTTCAAATCCTCAACGGTAACGGCTTTTTCCGGTTCCGGCTTTTTCTTTTCCGCCGGGGCTTTGCTTTTAACAAGTTCCGCCAACGTCAGCGAAACAATATTGTTTGTCAAATCCGGTTCGTTATCCAATGATATTTCCCCGGAAACCGCCGTAAATGTATTATCCCGTTTTTCGTCCTCAATTGCTGCCAACTCCAAAAGATACGGGATTTTCTTTGCGTTCGGGCTGTCTGTTTGGTCTTTCAAATTGTACGTCGGTTTCTTTCGCCAATCTTTCGGGCTGAAATTGAAAACACGGTCAATCGGAATATCCGGGAAATTTTCGTTCCACATCATCGCATATAAATGCAACTGAATTTCCGCTTCTTCGTAAAATCCTTTGCGCCCGCTTTTGAAATCCACAATTGCGTTTATGTATTCTTTTGAACCGGGCTTTGATAACATCGTACACGGTAAATCAATCATTCCGGCGTAATTATGAACGGGGTGTACCAACGTAATTTCCACGGCTAACGGTTTAACGTCATAATCCAAAACAAATTGCGCAAATGCCAATATATCCTTTTTGAAATCATCAGCGTAATAAATGAAATCGGCGGGCAATTTGTTGTTATCAATATAATCTTTCAATTTGGCTTTCAGTCCGTCCAAATCATAAAAGCGGTTAATTATAAGTTCTTCAAATTGGGCGTGCATGAATGTACCATACGCCGCCCGTTCTGCTTTGTATCTTTCCGCCTCGTCAATTCCTTTTTCGGCAATCCATTTAATCAGAAATTCCGATTTTGGCATTGTCTGCGATAATATGGTTGTAACTGACGGATAAAATTCCGGGTTTCCGTTATCGTCAAACTTGTAATAATATCGGTGTCCCTTGCTATTTAGCTGCCATACTTTATACGGCGGTTCGATTAATGCACCATCAAAAAACATTGCTGTCATTTCCTCAACCGTCATGCCCGGCACAATTTCAAAAGCCCCGGCGGGCTGTTCTATTTCGACGGCATCCAATCCGGGGACAATCTGTTGTTCATCGTTTATTTCCGGGAATTTATCGGCGGGCAATTGTCCCATTGCTTCAGCCAACTTCTTAACCGCATTTACTGCGTTACCCATTGTGTTTGCAATACTTTTTTCCGGGTTTTCCGGCTGTTTCTTTTTCGCTCTCATGTTATTTGCTCTTTAATTCGTTAAACAATACATAAACCATTAATCCACACATTGCAGAAAACAAAAAATGGATATAATTCCAAAATCCGGCAATAAAACATATTACTCCGAAAATGCTAAATATCATTGCAAAAACCTTTGCTTGCCACGCATCGGAAAAGAAAACATCAACCATCTTTTCCATTTTTTCGATAAACTTCTTTTTCATGGTTTTAATCCTCCATTCCAAACAGATAATCGGCGGAACAACCGCACATTTCGCAAATTATTACTACCCATTCCGGAACAATCCTTTTGGTTGTCCCGTTGCAAAGATTTGTCATATTTACCTGCTGTGCGCTTTCGCTTGCGCCCTCAAATAAACGGGCTGCAATATCCTTTTTCAATACCTTTTTTCCGTTCGCCTCGGAACGGGCGATTGCTTCATTTACTCTCAATTTCATATTGTTTTATTTTTATGGTTATTACTCTACATGCCCGCAATGTTTGCAGGTTTTTTCCTCAAATATCGGTTCGTATTCATACGGGGTTAAATATCCATCGCCGCCGCAACATTTATAATCGGCGTCGGTAACTTCCATTTCTCCGCCACATACCGGGCAATCTCCTTTTCCGACCAATACCAAATTCAGAAATGCGTCCAAATGTTCGGAACGTACAACCGAAATTCCGGTTGATTTGATAATGCCGACAACATCAGAAGCCGGAACGTTACGTTCGATACTATCAAACAAAGTGCATCCCCAAAATTCCGGGTCGTCTTGTATCATTTCCTTTTGGATTAATTGGTTTACAATGATTGTTTCAACTTCTGTTGCTTTCTTTCCGGATGCTTTCGCCAAAATGTTCAATTCTTTGTCTTTTCTGATATTCATATTATTTCGCACTATCCCCGTGCGTGGGCTTAACTTCAATGCAAAGGTACAAATATTTCTTTAATTACCAAAAATAAATACTTTTATTTCAAATTTATTTTTGCGGGTTGTTTTGCAATTTACGGCAAACAATATATTTTTGTGGTACCGCATCAACCAAATATCGCTCTCGGTTACTGCGTAAAATTCCCCCGGTGCATATTGATTTATGACGCCGGGGGGCTTTTTATTTCTTACTCTGATAATACAACCATTTGTAAATTTCGCCGTAATATCCGGTTTCCAATACTGCTTTTCGTATGGTCTTTGCGTCGTACTCTCCAAATGTTACGTACTCATATATTGACGGGTTTTCATGCAACGCAAATTCAAATGTTATGTCAATATATGCGTCGCCGGCCTTGTTAAACGCATGGTCAATCGGTATTGGGACGTTTGTTTTTCCCTCACAATAAAGAATCCGTTCCGGGAAAGCCTCGCAAAGTAAATGGGAATTTCGATAACATTCTTTCTGCTTTGGCTTAATTACGTGCCGTATGTAGTCCAATTCGTAATCCTCCAATACTTCAGCCGCCGGAACTATTTTAACGGGCTTTGCGGCGTTTAATAATTCTTGGAAATACGCTTTTTGTCTTTCGTGCAAAGGTAGTTCCAACATCATTTCAATTTCTTTTATTATTATACTTTCCATACAATTTGTTATTCCGTCCATTCCTCAATATACATTTCATACGCTTCTTGGCAACAACGCCCCTCACAACTTATATATCCATTTGGGACGCCGTGGGTTCCTTTTTCGTCATCATCCAAAGGACAATATAAACACAAATCGTCGCTTAAATCATCAGCGGTTTTTAATTTAGGGTTCTTTATTTGCCATATACCCAATAATAGGGTTGCAATTAATAATACAAAGAAAATTAATATTATCACGTCCATATTTTAACCTTTCATTCTACCAACATAAGACAAATTCAATACATCGTACATTTGCCCCATAACGGCAAATTCTAACATTGCATCGCTGTTTGCAACGTCGTTTATCCTCAACAATGGGTATTTGTTGCCGTAATCCGTAACGTACCCGTCCGGTTCAATATCTGAATATATCCGGTCGTTGTTGCTGTTTTCAAAGTATTTATTTAGGCTTTGCAGAATATTGTTTTCCAAATATTCATTGCCCAATACTGCTTTTATTTTATCCTGCTTTCTTAGTGCGTATCGCATGGCTTTTAAGTATTAAACCGGGGATTGCTCCCCGGCTGTTTATTACTCAATTTCGTAAATGTTGCACGTACTTTCTGTTGCAACAAACGTTGGCATTTTCTCTTTTTTCAGAAAACAAATATTTTCAACGGCGGCACGGCTTGTATAAAAGTAAAGCCCGAATTTCTTTCCAATAAACAACAAATCATTTACCCCGGTTTCCTTTTTATCCTCAAATATTACTTGACTGAATTTAATACTTTCAAAGTTAACTTTTCCGTCCAACTTCTGTGCAATTTCTGCAATGTCTGTTGCAATAGTTCTTTTGAATTTATTCCGGGAACCCGCCCGGTCGGATATTATTTAACGTAAAATGAAATTTTGATACCAAGGCGCAATTTGCAAACGGTTTTATCATCGGTGCCATTAAATGCACGGCGCAACATCTTATTAGCCATTTCAACGCCAATCAATTCAATCAATCCTTTAACGCCTACCAACTTGTTAACCTTTTTACCGTCAACAATACCGTTGATTTTAATGCGGGAATTGCGATTAATTTCTTTTGTTGTGTATAATAAACCGTTGTAAATTGTTGTTGCCATTTTGATTTTCTTTTAATTGTTCGGGGTAAACGCCCCGTCGTTGTTGTTTGACAATGCAAATATACAACCTTTATTTTAATTACCAAAAGAATTTCTTTTTTATTTTATCGGAAAATGGCAAAAAATTCTGTTTTTGGTTCAAAAGATAGTTATTTTGGTCGAATTTTCGATTTAAGCCACTTTTTTCGGGCGAAATGTAATTTATCCATCCGGGAAAGAAAAGCCCGCTACGGGGCTAAAAATGGGCAAAACTAAAAAAGCCGGGGAAAACCCGGCTAATCCTTAAAAACAATCTTATAAATGGAATGAAAAAGTATTTGATACAAAAATACTCATTTTTCAATCTCTATATATTCAACCCCCATTATTTTTGTATGCGGGTTCCTGCTGATAACATCAATTTCCCGGTTCTTTATTTTCTTGGTTTTCCAAAGGAACCCCAAAAACCGTTTATATTGTACGGTTGCCGCAACTAAAATGCTGTCACGGTTTACAAATGTCCCGGTAAACTCCCCGTCCGGCGTCGTGCATCCTTTTAGTGAAAACCACGGGTCGGAAATATCAACGCATTTCAGAACAATTGTTGTCGTATCTCCGGGCAAATATACAATGCTGTCCCGGACGGTTGCCCGCAATTCGTTGATTGTTTCCATTTGGGTTGTTGTAACCCGTTCCAACTCCCGGTTCTTTGTCTGCAACGTCTTTATCAACTCCGCATCGCTCGCCCGGTATTTTTCAAAATCTGACAATTTCAGTTCCAAAACCCCAACTTTTGCGGCGTTCAAACTATCTTTTGTTTGGTACCGGGAAACGTCCTGCAATAACGTTTCCGTGTTGGTTCTGTATTTGTCCCTTTCCCCGGTTAACTGATTAATCCGGGAACGTTGCACCCATATAGTGACAACGGCGGCAACCGCCAAAGCAATTGCCGCTATTATTAGATATTTTTTCATAAGATACGTTTTATTGTATTGTAATGTACTTTGGCGATACGTTCACGCCCGGCGTCGGATAACATCAAACGGCAATCCTTTTCATTATCAAAGAAAAAGTTTTCAGATAATACCGCCGGGCAAATCGTATGTTTCAGAATGTAAAATTGGTTTTCTTTGTCCGGGTCGCCGTCGGTATGGTCAAAGCGCATTTTCCAACCATCCGGGGCAAACTCCTTTTCCGCCTCATTACAAAGTACGGTTGCGATTGCATCCGCTTTCGTTTGTCCTACGCTTGTATAACATTCCCACCCGGTGCCGCCTCCGGCGTTACCGTGAACGCTAAACAAAATGGCATTATTGCCGCAATCTGCATGGATAACGTTTGCACGTCGACAACGTTCCGGTAATGATACGTCGGTTTCCTCCGGTACCAAAATTTCAAACTTTACGCCATCGGCTTTTAACATCGCCGCAATACGGCGTACAATGTCACGGTTAAACTCCCATTCAAACAATTGGGAACCGTCCCCCCAAATGGGGGAACGTTTTCCGGCACAATCCACGCCGTGACCTCCATCAAGAATAATTACTTTCTGTTTCATAACTCCATTTAAATTTTTTATATGTTTTTCTTTCGCCTCTGCATACCCTTGCAATACAACTATAACTAAAATCGTTTTTTCTTGCTGCTTGGTGTACGCTGTTATATTTAGCCACAATGTTATTTTTCATGTCATATTGAATTACTGCTTTTGCGTCCGGGCTTTTCCCCTCAAACAATGGATTTTCTTTCCCTTTTATTCTTGGTATATTACGTATTTTTTCCTTTGTAATTGGGTTATTCATGTTCATAGAATGTGTACACCAACGCAAATTTGAAAATTTATTATTTGCCCTATCCGTGTCTATATGGTCTATTTCGGTATAATTGTTTGGATTTGGTATAAACATTTTTGCAACTAATACATGAACCGGGAAACGCCTTGCAATTCCTTTATGATTTAATTCTATAATTTTATAACCTTTTACTTTACGTTGTTTCAACACTTTTTCTTTTGCTGTAACAACATACTTGTTACAAATAATATAACTTTTAGGCAAAGACTTTACACGCCCATAATTACTAACTTGATATATCCCTGCATATCCGGGAATATCTTTCCAAATTTCATTTTCCATAATTGCCAACTTTTAAGAACTGCCAACAAATAAGAAACGGGGCCGGGCTGTTGGCTTGCCCTTTCGGTCGGTAGCTACTCCGACCTATCCCCGTTGCAAATATAATTATTTATTTACTCATTTTCGTTTTCTCCTTTCTTTTTATTGTTTTTGTCGGGGTCGTCCCCAAATTCTTTTTCCAATCTTTCAATTATCGGTTGCAATTGCGACGGTAACGCCCTTGTAAACTCCAAACGGATAACATGGTAAATAATACGTAATGCCAAATTCCGGGGGTACGCAATAATCAGATTGCGGAACGCATTTTGCAAATATACATACATGAACACGTATGTAAGCGACTTAATAACAATCATTGCCTCCCCGTCGTCGCCACATTGCAACATAACGGAATAAATGACGTGTATAATAACGACGTACAAAAGCAATTCGCACAATGCGTTTTTAAACTTCCGGAACGAAAAGTTTTTGCATCGCACAATCGCCACGCCGTCCGCCCTCATTCCCGCCCAAATGTTGAACGCAAACATAATAACTAACGCATACATAAACCCCGCCGTCGGGGTCAGATATGCAAATAACGGGCTTGTGGTCGTGGCGAATATCATACGCCATTGTTCCCAACTAAAAATTTTATCCATATCGTCCATAAATAAAGAGTTAAGGGGCGGCGGTAAACCGCCCCCGTTTTGGTTATTGCTTTATAATCTCGCACAACATAAATTCCGTGCGGTTGTCAACCGCCGGTGGTTGTTCCGTTGATAATGTTACGTTCTTGCATACTTTCCAAATGGTTAAATCGGTACGGGGCGACCTTTTTATTGTCGCCCCTTTCCTCGGTTAATTATTCAACTAATGCGGCGTTGTTGACTACTATGTTGCCACTTTTTGCCGTCGGGCTTCCGCTATCCGTGCAATTGTTCAATTCAATACGGGCGTTATTGCCGCACAAATACCCGTATAGTGTCCCGTTGAGCGAAATGCAATTTACGAACTTTCCAAAATTTTCATCTTTCCCGGACGCATCCCCGGAAACGTAAAAATTATTTTTGTTGTTCTCACAAATGCACCCAATAACGAATATTTGCGAACCTCTGCCGCCCTCCGCCGCCGTTGCGCTCCCAACTAATGCGATACCGTTATTTACCTGTTTACGGCAATAGGCGTTATATATCGTATCGTGGCAACCAAAAGCGGGCGTTAATCCGGCTTTTACGTTGTATTCAAACAATCCGCCAATAATGGTTGTTTCGCAACGTTCGTGGTCGCTATATCCGTCGTCGTTATTGTCGTGGCTCCAACAATCAATCATCGTTGCAACGGTATGTTTCGCCAATGCCGGGTCAGTCGTTGTGCTGTGTGCGTTGAACCCGTCCCCGGTACTCGAACCGCTAAACGCCCGTGTCGCTTCGCATCGTATCAATTCCACACCAATTGCCGCCTCCCACGACCACGCACCGCCGCCAAATGCGTATTTTGCTGCGCAATCAATCGCCCGTCCGCCGTGGCAAAACCTTAACGAAATTGAACCGTACCAACATTCAATATTAACCATTTCAAAAGCAACGGAACCGTCATTGCCGGAAATACCGGAACCGCCCGGAATGTAAACCGGGTTGGTGGCTAACGTTGTACCCTCTTTGATTTTGACGTACAACATTTGTGCGTCTGTATCATAAAAGAACGTGTAACCCTCGGACGTTTTCACTGCATCCAACGACGTAACACGGGTTATCTTTGTGCTATCACAACGGTACGTTTTCCCACGTTGTAACGGGTGGCGTTCGTTGTCCGGTATCAACGTACTTTCGTCGAATACCTCATGTTGGAACAATTGGAAATAGTCGGCAGCTGAAAAGGACGACAACGGGGTTTGGTAAACGTTCGTTGTACCCGCAACTAATGTTCCGCTATCAATTTTTGTTCCGCAAATGATACGGTTAACTAATCCACGTTTACCGATAAGACGGACGGAACGTTGGTTTGACTTGGTTTTGATATTCAAACGTTCGGTCGTGTCCCCTATCAATATAATTGTTGTATCAACGCCTGTTTTGGAAAATGCGGCGGCAAACGTCGCTAATGCGGCACTTTCCGTCGTGCCGGGGTTCGTGTCGTTTCCGTTGACCGCATCCACGTAAACAACGGCGGCGGCGGTTGTGTTTACAGTTGTCCCGCGCTTTATGCTTTGGCGTTCCCATTCGCTCAATTTGTTTATTTCGCCTTTTGTCAAATAGTTGTCGCCAACCGATATTGCCGCACCAACGCCACTAATTTGGAAACGTATCAATATACGGGTTGTATTCTCCGGAATTGTGCCGGAGTGAGTACAAAAACCGCCTGCACTTAATTGTAACGATAACCGGGAAATCTCGGTTGAATCATTGTAAAATATGCAATACATTACGGCGACTGTTGCACTACTTACAACCACATTATCCGCACCGTAACCGATAACGTCGCCAATCTTAAACGGACTATCCGCCAAATTGAAATCATATCCAATAAATGCAGTAGTTCCGTCATTGTTCACCGTATAAGACAACGTTGTGCGTGTTCTTACAACATTCTTTGCTGAACCCTGTAAATTAAATTCGTTGTAATACGGGGCGTAATTAATTGTTTTAATGGAAATATCTTTTACCATTTTCCATGCGTTCCACGCCTGTTTTGCGAACATACCGAACGGGGTTACATCTTGACCCGTCCACATCATACAACGGTAAATCGTTAACGGCTGTGTACCTTTTCGGTTGTCGAATGTTACACGGCAACGGTTGGATAACGTCGAATGTCCGGTTGCATTGTAAAAAGATACCCAACCGTAAAATTGCGGGTCGGTCGTTAATTCAACGGCTGGAATAAAGGCACCCGACGTTGTAGGGTCAAATGCCACATTTAACAAATGACCTGTACCCGGCGCACTAATTTTCATTAATGCGTTAAGATAATCCGTTGTTGGATTATATGGGAATTGCGACAAATCCAATAAAACCCCTAAAAACGAACCCACGGGCAAAACAATACGGTCGGCGTAATATTCCGGCTTTCCTACAACGGAAACACCTTGTACGCCCTCCAATTTATTAATATCCGAACCCGCCTCAATAAACGGGTCGGGGTAAAAGTTGGTTGCGTCCCCCATACCGTCCGGCAAACCCATTCCCTCGGTTGTCGGAATTTCAAACAATACATTTACAGACGTGGCGGTTGTTTTGGAACCGTAAAAAATCGTAAACCCGTAATAATTTTCGGTTGGCGTTACGGTTTTCGTTGTCCCGTCGGGCGTTAACGTCATGGAGCCAATAATGTCAAATGTTCCGTCGGCTTTAATACCTTGTATATTTACCGGGGCGTTGCCTCCAACGGGCGTTAATGTAAATTGGTATGGTTGACCCGCAACCAAAAATGTACGCACCTTTTGGGAACCCGCATTTGACCCCCTTACAATACCCATATCCGTGTACGCATAACGTCCGGTTGCGTTGATTTGGTTTGTTATGTTCATAAGCGTAATAACGCCGTCCGGACTCATGCCGATAACGTATTTATCCCAATTTCCCCTCCCGTTATATAGTATCGCCAATTCGCCGGGGTTTACGGTTAAATTTGCCGTCCCGTATTGGAAATTTACATAATTCCCCGCCGTATAAGCGATATAAAAAACGTTACCGTCCGGCAACCCGGGGTTGGTATCTGCGTTCGCTATGCCAACAAAGGTTCTATTGGCTCCAACGGTTGATACAATCGTGTTCAACACGTTTTGCATGATTGCCCCGGTAATCTCGTTGTTTCCGTTTGCTTTGATAACGGCGGCAATTGCGGCTTTTAATTCTGTGTAATTTCCCATACTGTTAAATCTTAAAATCGTTATTGAAATCGTTATTAAAATCTCCCTTTCTTCCGGGCGTAATGTATCCCCGCCCTATCTTTTTGGCAACGGTCGCCGTTTCAAACTCAATTTCCACGCTTGCCAAATCCCCCTGCGTTTGCCATTTTGGGGTAATTAGAAACGTGTCGCAATCGTATTGGCGTCCGTACTTATCCGTTACAAATACTTTGTCGGACATTCGGATAAACCGCATAACGTCGCAAAGGTATTCGGGGGCTAATGCCATGCAACGGTACGTCTTTTCCGATATTTGTTTTTCGGGAAAAAAATACCCGTCCCGTGTTTCGCCCTCTTCCTCAAACGTATATTCCGGTTTCCCTAACTCGGTGCAAAGATACAAAACATTGTGAAATTTAGGGTTTTGATATACTATTTGCCCCGCATCAAACACGAAGTTTTCAACGTCGTACCATTCAATTTTAAGATACCCGGACAAATCGCCGACAATCGTAAACATTTCGGAATACCATACGTTAACGCCGTCCGTCATGCGGGCGTAATATATCCCGTCCGGCGTGTCGATTGCGAACGGCAACAACGACGGGTAAACAATTACATCATACCCCAAAGAGGCAAACGGGACAATCTGCAATCCCGTTTCTTTCAATGCCGTTGTTATATCGGCGAACAATACCCCGTTTTTGTCGTACAATTGCGCCCCTGTTATATTCCGTGAACTCGTATTGCGCATTATCTGAAACGGCAATAATGTACGTTTCGGCGTAAACAAAGGGTATATCGTCCCGTATGCGTAACTTTTACGGTGGTTCTGCTGCTCTATTGACGTGTACCACGGCAATACGCTTATATTGTTATTCTGTATCATATTTCAACGTTGCTTTAATGTTTCGACTACACAAATTTACGCTTAATTTATCAACTTGACCGTTACCGATATACGTTTTTATTAGTTGCATCGGGTTTGGGTCGTCATTTGCCGGAAAACTAAACGTTTGTTTCTTCTTTCTCTCAATACCGTATGCGTAAACCTCGGAACCGTTTATTGATACACGACGGGCGGGTAAATCATATAACCAATACGGGGATTGCAGATTGATAAACGCCAAATATCCGTTTTGCAAAAAGTATTCGACCCCGTTAATAGTTTGGCGGGTAAATGGTAATATCCATTGCGACCCGGACGTTGGCGGAACGGCGGCAAACAAGGCGAACCCGTCCGAACTCATATTGCCGGGGTTTAACAACATCATATCAATATCGGACGTAAAGTTTGATATATTAATTTCCTCAACCTTTCCGGGCGTTACATACTTGCTTATTACTTGTATCGGCAACCCTTCAAATGCCGCCGTAACGTCGTCCATCCATTCAAATTGGTAACGTTCCGGCAAATCGACCTTATCAAACGAATATTCCGACGTGTTGAACGCCCACGGTTTCCCGTTGCGCAAATTCAATTCCTTTGTCAAATCGTGGCTTAATATAGCCCCGCCGGAATAGGAACCGCCATTGCGGAAATATTGGATATGTTCGATTTTAAATTTGCCGTCCTCAATGAACCAATAACATTTAAAACAATCCCGTAACATATTGGTAAATTGTTGTAAGGTCGTCGGGGCTTTTTGTGCGGGTTGCTGATATTCCCCGTTTATAATATTGGTTTTCTGTGATACAAGCAAACGGAAATTCAACCCGGATATTGGGTTGTTACCGCTGTATAAAAATTGACTGTATTCCGCCGTGGCTGCGTGTGTTATACCCGGTGCAATCTGATTGAGCAAAACGGATATACAAGACGCAACCGGGAACGCATCCCGCAAAGTATATGCTTTTCGTGCTTTTTCCTCTAATATCCAATCCATCAAATAAAACCCAAACCATAACGACGCATAACGCCACGTTGACCGGGCTATTGGATAAAACGTTTGCCCGTATATGGAATAAGGCGGCGCAAAATACTTTCCGTTGTCCGCTAATCCCCACTCGGTCGGGGTATCTGAAAAGTTGTTTGAAATAAACGCCACGTCGATTGCGTAACCAATCGCACGCCTATAATTACGGTTATTATCAACTATATCATCGGCGGGCAATGGATATGTATTAAGGTCGCCGATTTTCTCCACGTCGCACAAATACCGGGCGTATATATTATAACTTTTCATATCGGCGTGCATTGTACCCGTTGCGCCGGAACCCTCAACAGCGGTTAAATCAAACTCCAATGTATCAAAAGGCGACGTTGTAACCTTTGTATAACGAAACATTGCCGTATCATCGGATTGTTTGCGTATCTCGACCGCAACAGCCCCAAACGGTAAACCGTCAATTCTTTGTTGCGTAATATAGATATAATAATTTACGTTTAATTCCGGGTATAATTTTCCCTCGAAAACGTCTGCACTTGCACCCGTCGCCATTCGCCCGGTATAAAGCCCGGATATTACCGCCGGGGAACCGTGCGACGTAATTTGTATTTCTTTCAAAATATTACATAGTGCAAAATGATAGGTTTGTATTAGTGCGTTTTGGTCGGTCGTGGCGTTTGCGTCTTGTTCCCAATTCGTACCGCCCAAAAAACAAGAAACAACACTATCCCCCGGAGCGTATATTTGAATTAATGGACGCTTGTTTATCGTTATCCGTTGGATTGTCGGGGCTAACGTTATTAAATTGTATTCCTTTTCCAATCCCGCCAACACGTCGTTATAATCGTCGATTGTGTCCGGTTGTACAACAACCTTTTTATCGTAATCGGTAAACGTGCAATCGGTTTTCATAAACTTGCCTTGAAAGTATTGGAACCATGTACGCCCGCCGTCGTCGCTCTTTTCAATGCAATACAAAAATTCATTGTCGAACGATTGACGGTTTATATAGTCGTAATCATCCCGGACAAAGGTAATTTTGCCGGATAATTTGGCACGATAAAACCGTTGGTTGGTTTCTAATTCGTACTCCTTTGCCAAATCGTCCTTATAAATCGGATGCACGGTTTGACCTTGTAAGACGTTCGGGGCGTCCAACGTTCCCAATCTCAACCATGCCGTCCCGTTGGCGTATTGCGCTTTGATTACATTAAACCGGATATATGCGGCATTGCTTGGTATGTCAAATTCCGTATTTGTGGCGGACGGGTCGCTCCCCCAACCGCCGATAATTTTTTTATTGCTATCGTAAAATGCGCCCCCGGATTGCGTGGTGAAATTCTGAAACAATTTGCGGGGGTACACATTCCCAACCGGGACAAAAGTACGGGTATAATAGAACTTTGTACTATTCCCGTTTATGTTCCCGGTTATGTGACTTATCTCCCCGTTCGCTAAAAACGCATTTACAAATGAATGTCTATAAATCGGGTTCATATCAATTTTTAATTTTACGTGTCAAATTCTTGTAAACCTCAATAACATTGCCGTTGCCATCGACGTAACGACGGCGGCGGTTTTGTTCCTTAATCTCCCTTACATCGTCTTTTAAATCCCGCAAATCCGGTGCGTTATTTTGTTGAACCGTTACATTAATGCCGTCGGTATTGTAGGCATTAAGGTACTTTTGGGGGAATGTTCCCCGGTTCAAACTATTTATTACGTCCGGGATTAAACGACGGAAACGGCGGGAATTACGTTTATTGATAACGGCGAAAAATTCCCCGCCCTCGGCACGCCTCCGGGTTCCATCCGGTTTGGTTCCTAAATCCACGTCGTCCCCGGATTGGTGGGAACCGCCCGCCAACAATTCAACCGTACCGTCCCCGTAACTTTCCGAACCCTCGGCGGCTTTACTCATTTGTGCGGCTTTAATTTTGGCGGCGGCAAATGAAGCCCACATAACAGCGATTGCCGGGATTGCGAACGGGAACCCCAATTGCGACCAAATCAAAGCGGACGCCGTTACAAGGTTTCCGATTTGTTGGATTGTCTGTATTGCCTGTTGTGCCTTTTGCGCTTTCTGTTGCTCTTTCAACGCCTTTTCTTGGTTCCGCTTTGCCAAATCTAACTCCTTTTGTGCCATAACCACGTTTGAGGCATAACCGTTCGCCCGTGCTTCCCTTTCGGCGTCCAACGTGCGTTGTGCGCTTTCAACCTCTTTGTCGGCGGCATTTACGGCGGCTTCGGCGGCTTGCAATTTCGCATCTAAAAATACCTGCAATTGCTCCATTGCAAAGGATACGGACGTACTTATTGCCTCCTTTTGGTCGTCGTCCAAATTAAGCCCAAACAAACCGTAAATGTCTGTTCCTCGTTCCTCTCCTTTTGACTGCTCAATTTCTTGGTCAATCTTTTTTATTGTGTTTTGAATTGTTTGTACTTCAACATCTGACAATTTATTGGCTGCTTGCTCGTTCAATTCTAATACCTTTTGCAAACGTTCCTTTTCTGCCTGCAAACGGAATTGGGTTTTCCGGGCTTCTGAATTTCTTAATAAATCAAATTCAGATTGCGCCAACGCTTGTTGTTGGTCAAACATCATTAATTGCGTTTGCAAATATTCGTCGGCAATTGCGCTTCCCTTAACGTCAAATCCGGCATTAATTACCCCGGCGTCCTGCTGTTGTCCGGTCGGCTTTTGCTCATTCTGCAACAATGCTGTTTGTCTTTCATTCTCTAACAACTGCATACGCAATTGTCGTTCCTGCTCGCTTCCCTGCTTAACCGCTTGCAAACGTAATTCAATGCTTTCTTTCTGCAATGCCAATTCTTGCAACTGCCGTTCTTGCTCTATTTTCAACAACGCCTCTGTCTGCTGCTGTTCTAACGCCGTAATTGTTGCGTTTATCGCCTGCCGTCCGGTTTCGTTCAAATCCTTTTCGGTCTGTAATTGGTGTTGCAAATCCTCAATCTGTCGGGAATACTGATATTGCGTTTGCTGCCTACGCTTTGCCCATTCGTCGGTTTCCAACTGCAATTGTACATCCTGCAATTTCCGGGTTGCCTCCAAATTCTTTTTATAAGCCGCTTCAATTTGCTTTGCTTGTTGTTCTGCTGCCTTTTCCGCATCGCTTTTACCCCTTGGCGTTACGGTTGGGTTCTGTGTCGTTACGGGCTTATTGTCTGTTTGTGGCGTCGGGGTATCTCCAACAGAAACCGGGATTGTTAACGGTTTTATTTTCTTTTGCATACCCTCCAAACCCTCTTGGAAATTTTCTGTTATGTCTTTAACTTGGGCTTTAACCAAATTTCCGTACGCTGCCGCATAATCTGCCAATCCTTTTTTTACGTCGTCAAAATCTAACGTAAACGCCCCCTTTAATGCGGTTCCGGTTGCTTTGACTATATCAATAAAGAATCCAAACAAATTTCCCAACGTATCAAATGTTGTTTTGAATCCGGCAACAATCCCATTCCAAATTGCACGTATCAAAACACTTTCATTGTATAACTCAATCAAGTAATTGACAACATCAATAACCCCTTTTATTATCGCCGTCAATCCTTGGTTAACAAAAACTTTTGCCTGCGTTGTCAACGTTTCAAAATTTCCTCCGGTTGCGTCAAACAACCCGGATAATGCGTTTTGCAACTCAATTTGGCTTTGCAATTGTTCCTCCTGCAATTGCTCCAAAACTCCGGCTTTCCCTTTTACTTCATCCATGTTTGTTGAAATATCTTTCAACGTGCGCAAATACTGCAATCCGGCGTCCTCTCCGGGACCCCCGAATATATCTGCAATTGCAGCCCCGACCGTTGCCGCATTATCCGGCAATTCTGCCAATTTTGCGGAAACGTCTTGTATAACATCGAACGTTGTTTTGGTTCCGGTCTGCAAATCTTTTTGAACTTGTTCCGACGAAATACCGATACCGTCCAAAGCCGCCGCCGTCGCCGTCGTCATTTCACGCAAACGCAAATTTGCCTCCTTAATTGCGTCAACGCCTTTGTCCGAAAAGATACCCATTTTGTTTGTTTGGGCTACAATCGCAACAAATTGGTCTGCTGATATTCCAGCCTCTTTGAAATATGCCGGGTATTCTTTCAACGTGTCTAAAAATTCCCCGTTCGCATCGGCTCCGGACAAAAAACCATCCTTAACCAACTGCAATGCCTCATTTGCAGAAATACCAAATTGTTTTGATAATGCGTTTGTTGTAATCAATGTTTCCCGGAAATCTGCGTTGAATGAATCGGCGACGGCTTGCACCTCATTTCTAAACGCTTTCAAATCATCGCCACTTTTCCCGGTAAATTGTTGCGTCAATCTCGTTGCCTCAACTAACCCGGCGTTATAATCGTACCACCATTTAAACGCCGCACCCGCCGCCGCAATTCCGGCAATCGCCAAAAAAACCGGGTTTGAAAGTAATCCCAACAAAGTTTTTCCCAATGCTTTTGCCCCGTCGCCAATAGCTGTAAAAACGGCTTTACTTTCAGCCCCGCCACGTCCTAACGCCAAAAGACTTTCGCCAAATGCGCTATTTAAACCTAACGTTTCTTTTAATTTGTCGCCATACGCAATAATTGCGTCGGACGCCTCCGTATAATTTCCGACGTTCAATTGAAATTTCCCGGTTGCTTCCTGCAAACGTTTCATTTCTTCGTATATTTCTTTGGTTTGTGCAACCAATTTTCGCCCCTCCTCGGTGTTTTCCCGTTCGGCTTTAGTCATGTTGTTTAAATAAATCTTATTCAATGAATATTGCGCCGATAAACGGTTATAACTACCCTCGGCGGATTGATTTATTTTCACAATCAGTTTATTAATTTGGTTCGCTTCCTGCTGTGCCAATTTTAACTCGGCTAACTTTTTGGCGTTCTCGCTTTCTGCAAACGCCAAATCACGTTGCGCACGTGCCAAACGTTCCGCATCGTCTGCGGCTTTCTTGGTTGTGTTCCTGCCGTCCTCGGTTGCCCCGGAAACCTTTTGCAGAACCGCCGCCAACTGAATTGCTTCCGCCCTAATATTTTTCAACGCATTTGTATATGCGTCTGAAAGTTCATCCAATTGCTTTATCAAATCAGTAATCGAATTATCGGGGCTTACCAAATCAGAATATTTAATTGGGTTGTTGTTATCTGCCATATATCCGACTATTTGTTTTGTTATTTTCGGGCAATTTGCCCTACAATCAATTTTCTTTTCTCAAATGTATAATTTATCGTCTGAAAAATAAAACACCTTAAATCGCCTTATTTTGGCTTTTTCTGCTTGCTTTTTTCGCTTGCTCCTTAATGTATTCAAATGCGTTGTAATATTCCAAAACGGTAAACGATTTTGGGTTTACGTGCAAATGTTGGGACAACATCAAACACATATTTTCAAACTGCTTGTCGTATTGTATTTCCACGCTATCCGACCCGCTAAACGATTTGGGTTTTGTATAAGTCAACAACAACGTCGTAATATGGTCTATTTCTTCCCGTTTGTCGCTTTCGTCCCCCTTTATTATCGCATCCAACATTAACATCGTGCGTTGCTTCAATTGGTCGTAATACTCTTTAACCGTGGCGTCGTCGAATAGTTTAGGAAAATACAATTGCAATTCTTCATCTATTTTTTTTTTGACCGCTTCCAATTGGGCGGTCAACTCGGCGTTCGGCGCATCGGCGAATAAATCCAATACCTTTTGCAAACCGTCCGCCGTCATATCGTTGTATTCGGTTCCGTCCACGGACTTAACCAAACAGGCAAACGCCAAATACTTTGGCGATATGGCGGATTGGACGAAATAAACGTTTTGCCGCAAATTATCCAATTCCTTTTCCGCCAAATCCGGCTTTTCCTTTCGGATAAACCGGATTGCCTTTTCAATATGCGCATCCCAATCGTTCAAATCCGACCCAACCCCGGCGTCGATAAGCAACATTTTGTTATATGCGTGAAATCGCAAAATCGGCAATTCGTCGATACTGTCGTACAACACAACCGCCCGTTCCCCTATCTTTGTCGTTTTCATAAGAGTATGCGGGTTATGACTGTTGAACAAAACGGAACCAATAACAATGCCGGGTTCCCGGTGCATATAGCAAACAGGACGGACAAAACGACCCCCGCCCACCATGATAAGCAAAAGCCGCAATTGAACATCTTAACAAAAAAGTCGTTGCCGTGAACTTGGACGTACTCAATAACGCCCCACTTTTTTAACAGGGTCAACAGGAACGCCGCCACGGTTGCCACGACCAAAACCCAAATAATGAAAGTTACCATATCGTTAAATGTTACAAGGTTGATTAACTGACAATACACCCTCAAAGCGAAAACCGCCGAACGGGTGCATTAAAAATTGATTATCTATTTCGTCCAACGTAAACCCACGGTACACGTTTTCCGCCAACTCATAAATCCGGTTTATTACAATCGTCCCGTCTTTCAGCCAAAAACCGCCATTTAGGACGGTCAATATTTCGTTCTTCAATGCCTCGGTATTCCGGTTGTTGAGTTGACCGGGGTAAACCTTGCGCAAATCGAGCCAAACAATAAGGGAAAACGGGGCTTTAATCTCGCTTTGCTCTTTGGGAACCCAACCGACCGTTTGCGGGTCGTCTATCCAAAAGAACGAAAAATTGCCAATATTGGCATCCGGGGAAACGTCGATATAATCATTTTCGCCTCTCCATTCCGTCCCGCCCGCATATACGTTCGGGGTATAATAGCGTTTGCCCTGTATCACTTTGGCGATACGTTGCGCCCGCCCAAATGCGATGTCCAACCAATCGACGTTATCCATTAACCCGGTTTGTATGTTCCCCAAAACCCGGTCGATTAAAACCGGGTTGGGAATTATAGGGGTTGTTCTCTTATTCGTTGCCATATAATACGTTTTTTGCTTTCTTCATTAAGTCCGGGAATATATATTGCCAAATCAACGCCGCAATATTTTCGTCCGTCAATCCCAATATTTGCCGCCCGTACTTTTTTATTAAGTCCTCCGTTTTGAAATCCGACGCTTTTATTTCAAACTGTTTGTCGCCGACTTCCAAAAAAAACGACGCTTCAAAATCCCCGGTATCCCGTAACGTTACCCGGTTTGTCGGTTGTCCCTTTTCCTCCTTTATGGCTATCGTCAACGGCGAATACGGGGCGTAATCCATAATATCCACGCCCAAACGGTTAATACCTTGTTCAAACAATTGTTCCTCGGCATTCATATCAACAATATAGGCGTCATTGTCCCAAATGATTTGTTGAATGTATGCGCCGGACGATAACCCGTTGTTGAACGTGGCAACCCGGTTGCGTAAATCCTGTATTGACTTTAACCCCGCCATAATCTTACGTTGTCCGGTATTTTACACCGTGGTTATTACAAGTAAGGCAAATACGGTCGATACCCTGCGTATCCAACCGCAACGCCTCGTATGCTTTTTTAAGGTCATAACCCAAACCGCCGGGGCGACCCTCAACGTTGCCGTCCAATTCGTAAAGAATTTCCAACCGGGTTGCGTTTACTTGGTTCCGGTTTACCTTAACATCGGGGTTCATTGCCAACGTGCGCAACATGATTGCGGCGACCTGTCGTTGGATAACCGTTTGGAAAATTTGCCTTTCCTTAATGATAAAATCCGTTAGGTCGCAACCAACGGTTATTTCGCAATTCAACCCGTAATTCTGCGTATTGGTGTACATCGTCAACGCAATATCCCACAACTCCGGGTATTCGTCGAATGTTTCCGGGGCGTTCATCATAAACGGGGATACCTGTAAATACTTGGTTATTTCCCGCCAACGCTCCAAATCAACGTAACCCGTACACGTCCCGCACGGCTCCCGGCTCCAATCCTTTGTCATGTTAATTGCCTGCATCCCGGCGGGCAAATCGTTTTGGTTGTAACAAAGGAACCACGACCCCCCGGCGTTGTTTCCGGTACTGATATACGGTAAATAACAATCTTTCAACGGGAACCATTGAAAACCGCCGTTTGTCTGCGTAAAATTCAAATCAAACGTCTTTATCGGGTCAATTTGGGACGAATGGAAAAGATACATACGGACAACCCCGGTTGCGCCCGTCATTTGCAACCCGATTTGTTCGATTTTCATTGTTACGCCCATAGAACGAACCGGGACAATTTCAAACCCGACTAATTTATGATTATTCGGCAACGTCGCCCGGATACGTCCCGCACCGTCAAAGAACGTGCGCCGTTCCAATAGGTTCTTTGTTTCCTTATCCAATCCCTTTATTTGCGTGAATGTTTGTACCATTTGCGCAATACCGTTACGGGTCAACCGCTCCAAATAATCGGAAATGAAATTGTACGGTTGCCAATATGGGTTGCCGTAATCGTCGTTGTAATCGTCGTTAAAATCGCTTTCGGTCGGTTCCTCGTTTTGGTTGTCCCGTGCGGCAATCCAAACTTTGTTGTTGTGGCGAACCTTTGCCCCGGCTTTGTATTCCGGTATCATATTCCAAACCGGATATTGAAAAACGAAATCATCCGGGACGATTGCCCGGACATTATCCAAAGTAACAAGGGGGTGCGCACCTTGAAACGTCAAACCGCTTTCCGTCTGCGTTAAATTGTCGTCTATCGCCTTTGCCGGGTCGTATGATTGTTCCCACCCGACGACGTGCAATAATGCGTCCTGTATTTCTTTTAATCGGTACATCTGCGTTTGAAATAAATAAGGGGGCGGGGATAACCACCCCGTCCCCTCGGTTTAACAATTCGTTATGCTCCGGCGTTATGCGCCCGCACCTCCGGCGGGAAATTCCCCGGCGTTGGTTACATATACAGGCATACCCAACGGTTCGTTTGGATTGCGGGCGGCAATCTCGGCTTTGATAATCGGGTTTGCCACAGTATTCGTGTTGCTGTTGTAAGCAACCATATACGCCACGTCAACGGAAAATCCGAAATACTCCTTAACGGCGCACGTCAAATCGGCGGTTGCGGCGCCCATGATTGCGGACTGGTCGCCAACGGCGGTGTAATAGTGCGAACCAACGGGCAAATCAATGTACGGCAAACGTACAACGTCCCATTCGTGGAAATTCGCACGGGTGCGGCGCAATGCCTCACGGTCAACACGGGTAAGGATACCAACATTACCGTCAGCAACGGCAAACATGGTTCCCATTTTGCCCACTTCGTCGGTTACGTTGTTCGTGTAGTGCAAAACCTTGTTGTCGTACTCCATGCGCTTGTTTACGTCGTTGTAAACGCCATGTTGCGCAAGTTTACGGATAAGGCTATCAACCCCGGCGTTGGCGATAATGTGGATATATTCCGGGTAACAGTTAGCCCGCATAATCGGGTTAATATCGCCCAAAATCTCGGTCGCCATTTGGGTTGGAACCTGTACCACGTTGCCCACCTTCGTGTAGTTAAGCAACGTTTTGAACACCTCTGTTTTGTTTGCCTCCAATGCGGCAACGGCTCCGACGTCCAATTTGTCCGCCAAAGCCCGGCACGTCTTTTCCATTTTGCGCAAAAAGTCGTGTTCGTAGGAAATTTCGTTGTTCATGTAGGCGGCGGGAACCATTGTAAAGCCAATGGCATAAGTCGCCCAAACAACCGTTACCAATGCGGACGTATTTTCATCGTCAGCGATAACGCACGAACGGACATTGCTAACCTGTACATCGCCGTCGTAATTGATAACGGGTACTTGTACCGTGTTACCAATGGACGCAAACGCACGGTCACGCAAATTGGGGTTAATGATTGAGGACGGGGCGTTGGTTTGCTCAATGAAAAAATCCAATGCGCCATACTCACACGGGCGGGTCATATTACGGTCTAATTCCGGGTTTTCAATCCGCCAATTTTGCAATCTTGTTGCTACTAATGACATAATGTTAAAAATTTAATTGTTATTAAATGCGGGTTTACCCTTTACCCGTGATTGTTTACTTTTCCGGCAATGCGGCAATATTGTTGTCCTGCCATGCCTGTTTCATTGCGGCGTCGAACTTTTCGGAACCCGCCGTTAAACCCTGCGCCATAAGGTTTGCGGCGATTGCTTCGTAAGCCTCGACACGGGTTTTTGCGCCCGTTATGTCAATGGTTGTTCCGCCACCACCGCCGGAACCGCCCGCCGGGGGAACCGTTCCGCCGCCTCCGGCTTGGCGTCCCTTATCCAAAATACCCATTGTTTCCAATTCCTTTGCCAACAGGTCGCCGGGGGTGTACGGGTTCAACTGATTGTTCGGGTTACGCATAATTGCGCCGCTTTCGTCCTTAAAAGCAAGGATTTTACCGCCTTTTCCGTCGTCGATATATTCGGGGTTCATACCCTTAATTTTGTCGATTGCTTGCGCTAACAAAACCTTTGTTGCGCTTTCGGGCAATCCCGGTTTGAATTTCAACCCGGCGGTTGCGGTCTGCAATGCACCCTCGATACGAACGCCGAACAACTCCGTTTGGAATTTCTTTTCGGCTTCATCGTACTTGCTTTTGAGGTCGTTAAACTGCGTTGTTACCGCCGTTAAATCGGCTTTCGCCTGTTTCAACGCCTTTGCCGTTTCCGCATCGGTCGCACCGTCGGCAATTGCCTTTTCCAAACGTGCCTTTTCTTTCGTCAGACTGTCGATTTGGGTTTGCAATGCGCTTGCGCTTTCCGCTTTGGTTTTGAACTCGGCGACCACACGTTTTGCGTAATCAAACGTCTTTTCGGTTCCGTTCTTTGCGATACCGGACGCCGCCAAAATATCGGCATCCAATCCGCCGTAAATTTCGCCCGTCTTTTTGGCGATAACGCTATTTTCGTCGTTGGCGGACAATGTTGTAATTGCCGCAATTTGTTCGTCCGTCAAACCGGACAAAGCCGCATTTGCAACTAAAATTTCTCTCGTTAACATAATATTCTTACCCTTTGAATTAATTAAGTGCGATTGCTTCTACTGTTCCGCTGTTTGCGTTAATAATATCAATTATGTATTTTGGGGAATCCCCGGTTGTGTCAACCAACCAACTAACAACACGTGCATGGCTGATTTTCTTTTCAACCTCTTTTGTTACCAAAATGACGTCGGTAATTGTTCCGCCCTCAATACATTCAATCAACTTTTTCTTTGTGTCGCCATCCAATGCGGCGGCGGTTGTTGATACTTCAATAACCAAATTGTCCTGCTGTGCAATCTGTGCCATAATCGTATTTTTAATAGTTTAATACTCTGTTACTTTTTCGCTCCGGGTTTGTCCTCGGCTTCTGCCTTTGCCTTTGCATCGGCTTTGGTTTCTTTGGCGGGTTCCGCCGGGATAACTCCCGCCGCTTTCAATTCCGCCAAAATTTCAGCCTTTAACGCCGCTTTTCCCTCGGCTTTGGCTTTCGCCTCGGCTTCTGCCTTTGCCTTTGCATCGGCGGCGGCTTTTCCCTCGGCGGCTTTCTGCTGTGCGGCGGTTCGTGCCGCTTTTTCCTCGGCTTGCGCCTTGACGTACTCGTTGGGGTCGTGCAATACGGTAATCGTGTAACCCTGTTTTTTCAGTGCGTCCAAAATGCCGTTTTCAAACGACTTTTTGCCGAACTTTTGGATACGGGGAACGGATAAGCGTTTGCCCGTTTCGCTGTCAAACTTGCGTACCTCAATAACGCAATGATACAAATGTTGTTCGTCGCTCGGTACAATGTAGTTTTCGGGGGTGACGTCGGTAATTGCGACGTCCTTTGTTTTACCCTCGGTTGCTGTTTTCACTCGCATACTCGTTAAATTTACTTGTTATTACTGAAATCTTTTGGTTGAATGGTATTTGCGCTCCAAATTCCAAAATGTTTGTATTCTCCCGTTCAAACCTGCGGACAAAGTTTGCGAAATTCAACTTTACACGCAATTCATTCTCCGGGATTAAGTTACGCCCGTACAAATCCAATACCTCGTTCCGGGTCAAATGGCGGTACGGCTCCAACTCTGCCAATATCAACATACGTTGCAATTGGGTTGGGTTGTTCCGGTACTCCGTTTCGATAATCTGATTTTGTAGGGCGTCCAATTCTGCCTCACTTGCGCCGCTTTCCTTTGCCGACTTGTAACGGTTCCGCAACTCGCTTGCGTCGTACAAATAGAACTCCGTGCCGTAATTGACTTTTGCAGATACGAACATATTGCCGTATCGCAATCGGCAAACCGTTTCATCGACGAACTGTTGGGCGGCTTCAAAGCCTTTTTTCACTCGGTTTAATACCGTGCTTTGGCTCTCAAATGCGGCTTTAACCTGTTGTTCGTTGAATGCCTCCCGTTGGGTTACTTCCTCGTTTTGTCCGACGACGGCGGTAATAATGTTTTCCCGCAATCGCTTTTCTTCCTCAACGTTATAATCCAAACTTGTACGGTCAACGGTCAACATTTGTACCGGGTTCCGCAAATCGGGTTGTTTGTCCCCGTCCGGTATCGGTATTTCAACAAAGGAACCCGCCCCGGTAATCCGTTTGTCGCCGCACTTGGGGCAACGCATCAATAACCCGGCTTGGTCTAACCTGTAATACCCTTGTTTGTCTTTCAAAAATCCACCGTCGCAATAATCGCCGTTTTCGGCGTTTGTAAAATCGCACGATTGTTCGTAACCGGAATATATCGGGTACGCCCCGTACATATCCAAATGCCGCTTCGATATATGGAAAAACAAAAACCAATCCAACGCCTCCAATTCTTTTGTTAGCGGGGATTGTTTAACGTCCGGTTCTCGCAAATTCATTGGCTCGTTCCAAAAGAAACGGGCGGGGCAATAGCGCAAATCGTGTGGGTTATCAACCAATAATTCGCCTATGTTGCCGCCGTCGTCCTCTGCAAATACTCTGTATCGTTCATCGTCAATAACTGCAATACGTTTATCGGGTTGGCGGAAAATTATCCAATCCATAACCCCGGTTGTCCGGTTTGCCTCAAAGGTTATGACGCTTTCGATAGGTAGCCAATAAAAATACGGGGTCGGGTATCGGTCGGCGGGGTTTTGCTCGGCGGGCAAATCAACTATTAAGACGCTGTTTATTTCCGTCTTGAAAAACTCCCAACCTTTTGTATTCCAAATTTCCGGCTCCTTTAATACATCTTGGCGGTAATACTCCCAATCGTCCCGTTGTTCCGTGTTTTGAAATTGATAGTTGAACGCCGGGTTACGACCGTCGAAAATACGGCTTAACTTATCAAAACAAATGCCCGTTACCTCGTTGGTACGAACGGGGTAACGGAACAATGTTTTGAAGATTTTGAATTTATCGTGCGGGATAAGATTTTGAACCCATGCCAAAAAAACGGTCGTGGGTAAACACATTAAGGGCGTTACGTTGGTTTGGGCGTGAAATTTAATGCGGTTTTGGTGTATGACCGCTTTATTTATCGTCACCTTTTTCCTCGGTTCCGTTATTTCCTTTCTTATGCGTTTTATATCTAATCCCATTTTCTTTGCTAAATTCAAAAGGTGTTTTTTCGGGCAACTGCCAACCGCCATTGTTAGGCATCCGCAATAGGCGTTCGGCGTGGTTAATCTCAAATTCTTCGGTCGTGTTAAGGGTCGGACACTCCAACACGACCTTTGTAACTTTCGCCGTCATTACGCTTATGCGGTTTTCAAATCCGTAAGCGGGTTAAACGCCGGGGCAACAATCGCCAAATCGTCCGACCAATTCGGCAAAAACGACCATTGTATTGCGTTGCTGTCCGGGGCTTCCAATCCGCCCAACGTCTTATCGCCGATAAACAACGAACGTATCGGTATCGGGTAATATATACCATCCGTTGTGGCGTCCTTAATGGCTCCAATTGCGCCGTTTTCGTCGAAAATGAAGATACCCAAATTGTCGCCCCAACTTTCGCATTGCATTTCCTTTAATGCCTTGATAACCCCCTGCGGGGCTTTGCGGATAACTCCGGTAAACGGGGTTGGTTCACGTCCAATAATCTCTTCGACGCCTCCTAACGTTTCGTTACCGCCTCCAAAGGTGCGGGCGGCTCCCGCCTCGGCGGTCGGGGCTTGGATATACGGCGAAACAACTATTTTCGTGCTATCCTTCGCCGATAACAGGGACGTCCATGACGCTAACACCGTAATCGCTTTTTCACTCATAAAACGGTTTTTGCTTCCGTCGTCTTTCATAAGACGTTGAAAAGCCACTTTCTGAACCTGTCCGAAACTTTCCGAACACGTAATTGCGGGTACATCGGGCAACGCCGCCCCCGCCGGACATTTACAAATCATACTTCTTTGTTTTTAACGTTAAAAATATTGTTACTTTCTCCGGGGCTGTCCCTTTGCCCCCTCGTTTCGGTTACAAAGTTATAAACTTTTTCCCTGATAATCTTGCATATCTCAAAAATATTGCTAATTGCGTCGTCTTACGCCTCGGTTTGCGTGTGCGTATGGCTGTATATTGCCGTCCGCAATCTCCTTTTCATATATCCCGGTCAATCCGTCCTCCGGGTCGTCGTGCGTATTGGCTCCGAAATTGCGCAAAAATCCGGTTACATGGTCGTAAACGGCTTTGTACCGGGTTTCCCAACCGAACGGCATAATTATATGTTGATTAACCATTGCGGACGCTGTTATTATCCGGCTTTCCTTGTTGCCCCCTTGATAAAACGGGTCGGTAATCGCCCGGACTTTCTTTTTGATAACCTTTTCATAACCCGCACCACCGTTGTTGCTCTCAACCCACGCTTTTTGCGTCCCGTTCCGGTTAATCATCGCCGGGACGGTTACGGTTGTAACGTCCGTATTTTCGTCCGTCATTTCCATATCTGTAATAAGGGCAAACAATATCGGCTCCATGCGCTTTGTTTTCTCGTTGAAAAACAGATTGTCGGACTTATACACGTCATACGTTGCGGCAAACAACAGGTCGTCGCCCTCGTCGGCAACGTCAATGTATGCGCCGGAACGAATGTACGTGCCGTAATCGGATTTTTCGACCCACGTTTTGAAAGGTTGGTACAATCGACCCTCGGCGGAACCGGGGTTGCCTTGATACAGGCATTGAAATTGCACCGGGTCTAATGCCTTTTGCGCTTCCAACTTTTGCTTACTGTGTCGGCTTTCCCATAATGCCGCCCCCGGTTCCCGTGGGTCTATCTCGGTCGGTTCCCCGGTTTTCAACCCCTCAAAGTTTATGCGCACCCACGCCCCCGGCGTTACGTCCTCCAAATCCGCCCAACACTTAACATCAATAATCGTTTCGCCGCTCTTTTCAATGCGCCCTATCAAATCGTCGTCGTGCCAACGGGTAAATACAATCAATTCTTGACTATCATTGTGTAAACGGGTGCGTACAACGGTCGTGTACCATTTCCACGCCGCCGCCCGTACTATCGGGCTGTTACCCTCGGCGTAATCTTTATACACGTCGTCCAATATCGAAACGTCCACGGTTTTAGACGTCAGCGAACCGCCACGACCGACGACACGCAACGACCCCTTACGCCCGACCATTTCGATAACATCGGAATTGCGCAAATAGGTATTCGCCATTGTTACGACGTTCGACCCATTTAAGTACGTGCCGGGGAATAATTCACGATACCGGGGCGTGTCGATTATTCGTTGAACGTCCCGGTTAAAATCCCGTGCGATTGTCGCCGCATACGAACCGATACATATTTTGCGGTCGGGGTCTAACCCCAACATAAATGCGGGTAATTTACGGCTCGACCCCTCCGATTTGCCATGTTGGGGCGGTTGTTGTACAATCATCTTTCGTATTTTGCCGTGTGCGAACATATCCAACAACGTATAATAAACGACGTGGAACGGCTCTAATACTAAATCCGGTTGCATATACCGGGCAAAGTTGATAAGACGTTTACGGGCGGCGGCTCGCACCAATTCGCCGGGGTCTGCCTTGATTGCCTCGTACATCTTCAATAATTCCTCGTTGCTCATGGTCGTACAATTTTATCGGGTGTAACTATCAATTCGCCGGGCTTTTTCGGTATCCAATTCAAACACGCCGTTTCGCTCCTTATCCGGGAACGTTTCGGGGTAAACGGACAACGGCAACAAATCGGCAATCTATTTGCAACATCTAAATTCTCATGGTCGAAATACCAAACACCGTGTCCGCAATCCCCGCAATAATGGTTCGTTTTGGTTACAACCTGTTTAACAACATTCATTCGCTTTGCCATTATTGCGCCCCTCCTTTCTCGGCGATTGTCTTTTGAAATTCGGCGGACTGCAATTTGTCGGCGACGGCAAACAACAGGTCGTCCGGGATTGCCTTAACATCGTATTTCGGTTTATCGTCGTCCGTCCCGGCGTTGTATCCGGGTATCTCGATTTTAACGGGCGCATCAAATCCCAACATCTTTGCCCGGCGTTGTTGAATGTTCAACAGCAAGTCCAAAAACCGGGGATTGCCCGCCGACGTTTCAACGGTCGTTTCGTTATACCCGTAATATTCCGGGTCGCCGTCGGTCGCATCCGTTTTGATAGGACGCCCCCGGTTGGTTTTCTCTTTGGTGCGCTGCTTTCCGGTTTTGGATACCTCCCACGCCTCCCACGCTTGTTGCTCCATTTTATCCAACTTGCGCAATTCCTGCGTAACATATTCGTCGATTGTTTCCAACCGTTCCCGCTTCCATTCGATAAGGCATTGTTGCAAATCATAATAAACCATTTGAAAGGTTATTGTATAACCCATTCCACGGGCGGACAAATCCCGGTTCAATGCGTCCGCAATTTCCCGGTATGAATACCCACGCAAAAACAAATCGGCACAAAACCGAATGTCGTAAATTCGTTGTTCCTCGGAACGTTTATTATAACCTAATGGCTTCTTTCTCTTTTTCATAGTCAAACCTCCTTAGTCGTCAAATTGTACTCCCATACATAGCCACCCGCCGTTTTATATACTCCTTTACAACATCGGGTAATCGTTATATTTTTTATTCCCGTTTTTCTTTCCGCTTCCCTTATGGATTTATACCGGGCAATTTCGTTTCCGGCTTTTGAACGTTGTATTACAGCTTTAGCAATTTTATTATGTTTGCCGTTATATGTATTATTATACTGATTATCGCACCACTCCAAATTATTGGCATTATTATTAAACTTGTTTTCGTCCTTATGATTTATTTGTTTCCAATTATTTGGATTTGGAATAAATTCCATTGCAACTAATCTATGTACCATTAATGCAGTTAGTTTGCCGGACTTATATAACCTTACTTGCAAATAGCCCTTACCGCTTACTGTTGGCTTTAGCAACTTACTTTTTCCAGTTCTTCCATAATTGAGGCTTTTTACATTACCATAATTGGATATTTGGTAATTCTCAAAACCGGATATATCTTTCCAAACTTCCATATCTTTTTTTGCAAAGATAATAAATGTTTTTCATTTGCAAGTTATTTGCGGGGAATTTCCATTTTAAGAGGCTTTATTGTCTTAACCAATACTTTCTATATCTCGGCGGTTATCTTTTAACCACGGGGAAAATTTACGGCTTTTCCGGTACATTGCCAACCGTTTGTTCTCTCTCACATATAAACGGCAAAACCCCGGCTTTGTTTCCGGGGCTTATTGCCTAATTGCTTATGCCTATTTCGTACCTACCATTTGAGCAACGAAAATGCGGTTGGGTTCCACGGGGGTTGGTGTATTCCGTTCCCCCCTTTTATCATCTTCAACGCCAAACATACCGGGGCGGGCTTTCCATTTACCGGAAATTCCGGGTTAAAATATCGACACGTTCCGCATATCTTTTCGGGGCGTCGATTATCCGGGGCGCATTCGGTCGGCATATTCGGAATTATATCCGGGCAATTATTTTTTGCTTTCATGCTTTTGCGCTTTGATAGTTACCCATTAACCCGGATATTATCCGGTCGGCGGTTGTGTGTCGCCATATTCTTAATCTTTCATCCCAAATAAAGCAAATATTGGGATTAGCAAACATCATACATGGGTTTTTGCAATTATCTTTCATTGTTGCGCCCTCCTTTTCGGTTCTTTTGTTGGTTCTTTGCCCGGCGTTTATCCCGTGGGTTCCTTTTCGGCATTTCGACCCGGTGTATTTCTACTTTGGAACCGGGGAACATCTTGCCGAAAAATTCCGCCATTGCTCGCACCTCCTTTGGGACGTCGAACGCCTCCGGCTTCTTATGCTCCGGGCAAATCCCCCGAACCGGGCAATTGTCGCAATCCTCATTCCGCACAACCTCGCCCGGCTTATCGGCTTCTTTGAACCCGTGCCAATTGTCCCTCCGTGCGGACGCTTCAGCGAAATTCTCCATTGCTTCAACTGCTACTTCCGCCAATATGTAATCCGGGGTATCGTTAAAATGCGCCTCCAAAGAATTACGGTTGATAACCTCGGCAATCTCTTTCAAAAATTTTTCTCTTTTGTTCATCGCTTTATTGATTTTTGGGTTTGTACTCTTGGCACGGCATAACGCCGCACGATTGTTCGCATTTGAACGCCTCGCAATAACCGTTCCCGTTGACGTCCTCGTTTGTAAAGTTGGCGCAATTCCCGCATCCCTTATCGCCGGGTTCTTTCGGTACGCTTACGCCTTTCGGCTCAAACTCCCGGTTAAACTCTCTTTCCGGGCGGGTTGTCAATCGTCCGTCCGGTTCCCGGACAATGTAGTACGTTTCCGGGGCGTCAATGAAAATGCCGTTGCCGTCCGGGAACGAATAAACCGCCCGCCCGTTTGGGGTTCTCGGTATCGTCATGGTTCCGCCTCCGGTAAATCTCAACAGGTCGTCCAAATTGTCCCGGCGTACCTGTATTGCGTCAACTTCTAACAACGTGCGGCAATATCGGGTTCCCGCCGTGGCGTCCGGCTCAACTAACCGGGTGCGGATTTGTTCCGGGTATTCCGTCGGGTCGTACTCGACGTTGAAAACAACGGCGGCGTCTAACGTGTGGGTAACTAACAAGCGTTTCCCCAATCGTCCGACGACTGCCTGTTTTAGTGCTTCAATTGCGTTTTCCTGTATCTCGGTTGTGTCAACCGTGATTTCGTAACGGTCGGGTTTTTCCTCGACCTCCGGTTGGCTTTTGGCAATATCGCCAATCATAACCAACAATTCCGCATCAAACGGGTTTAACTTACTTTCTGTCATGCTCTAATTTTTTATTCGTTCTTACTGTTTTCGGATATGCCAACCGCCAAAATATCGTTTTTCGGTCGGTTCTGTTGTACTTATCGCATTGCCTACCTATTCCGGAGCAATCTTCCCTTTGGATTTTGCAGCGAACGCAACGTTGCGTAAATATTGCGGGGTTGTTGTTGGCTAATCGTGCATCCGCCGCCGTCCATATCTCGGCAATCAATACCATACCCCGGTAAACGCAACGTTCGCCGGGGTTGTACTCTCTGTTTGGGTCGAACGGTTCGGGTTGCTTAACTCTCATTCTTTGCCCGCTTCGTTTATATAGTCAAACAATGCGTCCAAATCGTCCTTTGCGCCTTTTACGCAAATTCGTACCCTATCGCCCCCGGCTAATGCGGTTTCGACAATCTCACAATTATACCGGGGGGCGTTTATCTGTATCATTGCCGCCGTGGTATTCGTTACAAACTCGTTTCTTTCTTCCATGCTATCGGATTTTTGAAGTAAATTAAATGCCTCCGTTGGTTCGTTCTCGCTTTGACACGCCCCCAACAAAAGCGTTGCCAAAGATAACAATAAAATCTTTGCTTTCATCGTTTTACCTTTCTTTTAATCCATATAAACCGTATGCCAATGCCGACAAACAATATTTTCGCCTCAATATCAACATAACGGTCGTAACCGTTTATTGCATCAATGGATACCCCAAATTGCCAACTATGATATTGCCAATACTCACGGGCGTAAACATAGACGCCGACCCGCCCAACGTGTATGCCTGTTTGGACGGTGTGTTTGTCCTTACTCATTGTGTGCCTCCTTTCTTGCTAATTCATAACCCTTTTTATCCATTACCATTGCCACGGGGTACGGCAATATACAATCTTTGGTATAAACCAAATTGTAAATCCCCAATTGCCCCTTAACCGGAAATTCAATAACCCGGCGGGGGTTGCGCATCAACCACCCGTACCCCTTTGTTATTTTCGCCCTCTTTTCCTTTGGAATCCGGGTGTTTTCCCAATCCTCCGGCGTAAACTCTTTTATCGGCTTTACGTCGTACAACTCAACCAATCCCAAAGTAACGCCGCTTTCCATTCCCGGATAAACCGGGGACGCTGCGGAACATATCAGCACGTCGCCACGGTATGACGTGTTTTTGCTCCGAACTTCAATTGTCTTTTTCCCGTAAACAATACCGTTTTCGTCCTTGTACGCCTCCGTTACCAAATCATTTGCGTATGGCTGTTTTACGGTCAACGCACGCCAACGGTCGTGATTTTCCGGGTTGTAATCCTTATTGCTGTACTGCATATTTACTTTTTATTTTCGGGTTCCTCGGTTTCGTCGTCGGGTTCCGGGTAATGGATAAATCCAATTTGCCGGACGTTTTGGATTGGCTCGTAAATGATAACGACAACATCGCCGTCCGTCCTTACTCCGACCAATCGGCAATCAGCGGGAACCTCAACCCGTATTTCACTTTTCATTGTTAAACAAATCCCAATTAACAGGGACACAATACCCCGGCAATTCTCCCCGGTCAATCCCCAACGGATTAACAATACTATCTTTCCAATAGATACGGGGTTGTTCCGGGCGTCCCTCCCAATGTTCCGTAATCGTGTCGTAAATCAATCGTATTTCCCGTTTCGGATATTTGCCGCCGCTCTGCAACCCGATTTTATACAGGTCAACGAACGGATACGACAATTTGATTATCCCAATTGCCCGGTCGTACATTCCCGGCGGGATTGGCTCCACGCTTGCAAAGGTGCGGAACCCGTGGCGTTTTGCCCGTGCCAACACATTAACCCGCATCATATTTGGGTCGGCGTTCGGCTCCAATTCGTCGCAACCTGTCAACGTTGCGCCCAAAGCGATACGGGACACGTCCCAACCCTCGGACGCCTCGGCAAAATCAATGAAGCGGTTCAACCCCTCGGCGCATTTGCTCAATATCTTAACCGGGACGCCGTGGCGTTGGCATATGCCGACCGCTTGACGGGTCAACCGTTCCGTTTCCGGCAACAACGGGTCGGTCGTGAACGAAAAGAATAACCCCGTTTTCTGCAATTCCTCCTTATGCGCCAACAATTCGTTTTTGAAAATATCCAAAGCGTATGGATATTCCCGCAACGTCTTTTTCAACTCCGGGCGACTGCCTCCCAATACCTTTGCGCCACGACCTTTGCGCAAATAACAGTAAGTACAACCGTTGGAACAACCGACAAAGAAATTGGCGGCGTTCTCGGCGTATTCCCCGGCTTTACCTTTTGGGCTGTAAATAACCCGTCCGTTTATCGCTCCCATATCGTCAACGGCTTAAAAATAATAAATCGTCGTTTCCGTCGGGGGCGGGTGCATCCGGCACGGGCGGCGGCGGTACTTGCGCCCCGGCTCCGGTCGCTTTCGGGATCAACATTTCCATATCGGTTGCGACTATCTCGGTAACATACCGTTTGACGCCTTGCGCATCGTCATAACTCCGGGTTCTCAATTCGCCCTCAATATACAGTTTATCGCCCTTTTTGACGTACTGATTGGCGACCTTTGCCAACCCGTTTTGCAATACGACGTTATGCCATTCGGTACGCTCCGGGATTTGCCGCCCGTCCTTTGTGGTATAACCTCGTTTCGTGGTTGCCAACGAAAAGGTCGCCACGCAACCCCCGTTGTCGAACTCCCTAAAATCCGGGGCTTTCCCGGTATGTCCCATCAAAATAACCTTGTTTACACTCATACAAAAAACGCTTTAATTATCCAAACAATGATACTATACAACGCCCACATATAAGACGCAACCGTTAACGTCACGAACGTGTATAACGCAATTTTATATCCGGTTTTTGATTTTATTTTCATGTCACTTGAATTTTACGCAATCCAACAAATATTGTTTCTTATTGTCCGACCATCCGGCGGCATGGTTTATCGCTTTTCGGTCGTCGTCGTGTACGAACTCACAAACCCAACCGCCGACGCTTGATTTTTGAACTAATCGAACCAATTTACCAACAATGAAAGAACGCAATTTGTAATAACCTGAATTTTCGCCAACAAACAAAACCCGTCTTTCTGCATTTATTTCGGGCAGATTTTCGATTTGCGGGCGTTTCTCCCTTTCCGGGTACCTTTGTACCCTTTTAAAATCATTTTGGATTGAACGGCGGGAAATTTCCCCGTAATCGGGTGTTCTTTGTTTCATTCTCATAATTTATATTTTTCTTTTTCTTCTTCTGTCCAATCTTTTTTAGGTTTTAAAGCAATAGGGTGCGTTTCCCTATTATATCTTATTTTTGGGTTACAAAGACAATTTTTACATTGTTCACATTCTGACGGTTCCATAGAACCGTATTCTTTCGCATACTTGCAAAGAAAACAATCTTCATTCATTTGTTGAATTAAGCCTATTTGCCTTACTATATTTCTTACACAAGCATCTAAATCAATAAAATCTGTATATCTTTCATCTTGTGTTTCTACCGTATATCTATCAACAAACCTTATTCCGCTGTTTCTTTCATCATCAATGCCTTTAATTCCCTCGTCTTTCAATTTGCGTGATATATTTAGCTGTCTAAATTCCAAAATATCATTCAAAAAATCATTAAGCCATTTTTCAAAATCTTTCCACGTGTTCCATTCAAATATTTTGAATGTATCTTTTATACTCCCGTTACAATCGGGCGTTTCATCGCACCACTTATTAATTTTTTGAACTATTTTATTTATACCTTCCGGGTTATGATAAGGGTGCATTTGATATATAACACCTACTACTGAATTTATAATCAGTTTATTTGTAATTCTAACTTTGCTCATAATTTCAAAATTTGATACTCTTTCTTTAATAATTCTATAACCTTAACGTTTCCGGGATAAATGCGCATATTTTTACGGTCGCCATTTTCCCAACGGTTGTGCATTTCAAAACAAAGGATATTGATATTGCGGGGGTCGTGCGCCATTTCCGGGTGCGAACCCCTCGTTAGGATATGCGAACAATAAACGGCGGAATAACTCGACAACGGGCGCAATGTTTCCTCGCATTGGTGCGGCTTATGTTCCCAAATCCACCTAAAAAACCGTTCGTTTGCCTGTGGGATATTCCCACGACCAAAAACGCAATACCCGAACAATTCCCGTTGGATTTCGACACGCAACCGAATATCCATTGTAAACCGCTTGTAATCCAATAGGGGGCAAAACCCCCTATCGGTTACAAATTGGTATTCTTCCCGGTCTGTTAGCAATATCGGCTCCATTGCTTACATATCCGCCGTTTCGTCCTCCGGGTCGTCCTCGTTAGCCGGGTCGCCGACCTCCGGGGACAATCCGTCCTCCTTTTCCGGCTCTGCGACCAAACCCGGTGCGGGTTCGCCGTCAGCCCCGAACAATTCCAATTGCGCCTTTTTGCCTTTGAACAAAAATGCGTAAACCTCGTTTTCAATGCCCGCAACGATTGCTTCCAATTCCGTCTCAAAACCGAACGTTTCGGTATTGAATTTCAGACGGGGCGAATTTATCGCCGTTTTTTGGTTGTTGGATACCGTGAACAATCCCGTAAGGACAACCCCAACGTTATCGTCTTGACCGGAAAAGGACACGCCCCGAACCTCTATGTTTTTCAACATTTCGTCGGCAAAATCCCGTGATAACTCGCTTTGCTTTTTGGTTGCTTTGAAATCGGACGTTTCAACCATTGAAAGAAAGGACGTAATATTAAAAATCCGTCCCATGATTGGGCGCAAACGGTCGAAACAATCCCGCAAATCCGGGTGTATGTCCTTTGCAGTTTCGACGTGGTATTTGTTCGTGTAACTCTCATTGCCGATTGTTTCGGTAACTTCATAATGCACGTCTAACCCGCCGTCCTTTAATGTCTTTACTTTCGACAATGCAAACGCCTTTTCACTTGGTATTAACATAACGTTTGCGGCTTTTTTTTCTTCGTTCATATTATAATATTATTTGTCGCCGGGAATCCGCCCGGCACGGTTTTAATCAAAATTCGTTTTCGTCCAACAATTCCCGTGTCTTACTATTCGACGGAACCGCCGGGCGTTCCGGTTCCGGGGTTGGTTCCGGGACGGGTTCCCCGGTTCCGATTGGTTCCGTTACCGGGTTGGGGTCGTGGAACTCAATATTACGCCCGCCTTTGGGCTTTTCCGGCTCAAATTGGGCTTTGAGTTGTTCCGCCGGGTATTCCTTTTGCGCTAACTCAATAATCCCCAAATTAACCAATTCCGGGACGCAACGGCGCAACGCCCTTATGTCCTCTAATGCGTCATGCGCCGGGAATGTTTCGCCGGGGAATAACTTACTATATAATTCCTCTAATTTGGGATATTTTCCCGGTCGCCCGTTTGAATACAATGCGCCGACAAATTTAATAGTTTTCATCATTGTATCAATGCGCTTTCCCTTGTGCAATGCGTCCTCGACTTTGGCGTCGTAATACTCTTTGCCGCAATAACGCAAAATGTTCGCTTTCAACATCGACGTATCGAAATAAATGTTGTGCGCACATACAAGCGGTGCGGCGGCGGCATCCGTCAAAAATTCGTCGATAACCTCGGCAAACGGTACACCCTCGGCAATTGCCCGTTCGGTCGTTATTCCGTGTATTGCGGTTGTTTCCGGCGGTATCTCGTAATTGTCCGGCTTAATTATAAAACTGCGTTCTTTGTCGCCGAACGCCCACGCCAATTGTACGACGTGCGGGAATTGGTTAAAATCCGCATCCCATTTCAAACCCTTTGCGGGTATTCCTGTTGTTTCGCAATCGAAAAAACAAATGTCTTTTAATTCAAATTTCATACTCTCGTTACTTTTTTATTCGTTAAATAATCGTTTTTGCCCGTCGTCGTTGGGCGTTTGCTCAACATATTTTGCCCGTGTAATCCAAACGCACCCGCAACGCAAACACTTTATCCGGCTGTAATGCTTTGGCGTGTATTCGTGGCGAATAATCCGCCAACCCGCCAACGGGTAATTCTTACGCTTTCCGTTACACTTGCAAAACATATCATTTATATTTCCATTTAAAACCAAATGCTGTTTTCAAAACGCCATTACAACAATTACTTATAGAACTACGTCTAAAACCTAAACTTCTTTCAACTTCCATTGCTGTAACCCATTCTTTTATAAAGTTACCCGATAAATCAAATTGCAAAACTGCCTTGCCTCCTTTATTTAGTTTTTTACCAATATACGTATTGGGGGCTTTTAAATTATTGCTATTTTGTTTTGCTGTTACCCATCGTAAATTACTGACTTTATTATTAATTTTATTACCATCAATATGGTCTACTTCCGGCATATTATTTGGGTTAGGAATAAATAATAATGCTACAATTCTATGTATTACAACATTTTCTTTTTCCCCATTTTTACATAATGATACAAACAAATAACCACGCCTTAATGATTGTTTCAAAATACGTTCTTTTCGTATTCTTGTTTTATTACCGCATTTTTCTAATCTTTTAATAGACCTAATTTGCCCGTAATTACTAACTTCATACAACCCTTCATATCCGGGTATTTCTTTCCATATTTCATTTTCCATAATCAAATTTCATTTGGGTCTGCAATATACAAACAATATTCTTCACTTGCAAGTTGTTTTAAAAATTCGATATGTTCTACTAATTCAGCATTGCTCAACTCTGCAATTGTCCGCAATCTAGTTCCATATTTCCCGGTGTTAATATCCGGGGTATGCTCATACATAACCGGGGACAACTCACGCAATCGGCGTTCGGTTTGTTCCTCTGTCAGACGTTCGCCCGCCTCCCAAATGGCGTGTCGGAACGTGGGTACAACATAGTTGAAATAATAGCCTTTCAAAGCCTCGGACGAACCGGGCGACGCAACAATAAACCGGGCAATTATCCGGGAACCTTTCCAACCCTTGAAAAATTCGTTTAATTCGCCCATGTACATTGCCAACCCGCCGTTATTATTTATCGTCCCCGTTGCCGTTATTTCTCGCTTTCTCATCGTCGATTAACTTTTGCATTGTGACATTAAACGCTGTCATTCCAACCGCACGGATAAACGCCCGTTCGCTCGACGAATACCCGGTTGCGACCTTATCCAACACTTTGGCGAAAAGAATAACGAAATTTCCCGGTTCCCACTGCCCGGTATTGTGCATACGGTCGATAACGTGCGCCCGCAACCTCGTATTATTCCGGGTCGCATCCTTACGGGCTTTCTCCCGGTCGTTCCAAAGGCTCGTTAATTGGCGTTTCACGTTTTCAAAAAACAACGGCATTTTCAACACGTCCGCAATTGTCATTTCTTTAACTTCCATATTGTTTTGTTTAAGGGACGCCGGGAAACCGACGCCCCGGTTGATTACTCGTTTTCTGTGTATTCCTCAATAATTAAATCATGCTGTCCTCTCACAACACTTTCTATAAAGCCTTGATAGCCCTCTTTCTTTGCCAAATCCAAAATAGACTGCAATCTCTTTTCGCCCAAACTTTCGCCCCTCGCAATGCGGAATACTTTCACGGTTGGGTTACTTGCTATAATCAGTTTTGCGGCAACCTCCATTATTTGCGAATCTGAAACCTTTCCGGCGACAAATGGGACGTCATTTAATACTAACCCATCATCACTAAACGAAAGCCCGGAAATCGGTAATTTCGCCGACGAAATAAGTTTTTCACGCTCGGCGGATAATTTGGCAATATCTGAATCCATCTTTTCGGCTTCTGCTCTTTTGTCATCTGCCTGCTTTTTCTTTGTCAGATAATCGGCAACTTTTGCAGCCTTTTTGTTGTGTTCCTCTGCCTTTCTCAATTGCTCGGCTGTATCTAACTTTTCCGGGTTGTTTTCCTCATACTTCGCCAACCAATTTTCCGCATTTGCTTTGCGTTTCTCAAAATCGGATTTTTCTGCCTCAATCTGTGCAACGGCTTCTTTGTAGGTTTGTTCTGTCATCGCCATTGCCTTTTTTACCGCCTCAATCGCCTTTTCGTATGAATCTTTGGCGGCTTCCATACGTGCCGGAATTTCCTCCAACTGCAGCGTTCTCTGTGCTAACGCCGAACGTACGGTTTTTGCCTTTTCTATCAATTGGGCGTTTTCTTGCTGTTCTCGCATCAGTTCGGTAATGTCCTTTGGTTTGGCATACGTTTTCAAATCCTGCGTTGTCAATCCCTGCCCGGCTGCATCTGATATTGATTTGTAGGTTTTCAAATCTCGGTTTACTCCGGTACGTTCTGTTTTAAGCCCGGCAACGGTTGTATCAATTTCGGCAATCCTTGTTCTTACTTCTTCCGGCAACAAAGACTTTACAACCTCAATTTGCTTTCTGCGTCCCTCGGCGGTTTCCGACCAACGGGAAAATTCCACGGCGTCAAAATCTGTATAACCGAAAATCTTTTGCAACATAGAAACGTTATCACTTTTCATTCCGGTTGTCTTTGATTTAATTGATAACGTGCCACGTGGGTTTGCTTTTGTGAATTTCAATTCAAGCTCGTATTCCTCTCCGTCGTCGCCGACAATCATTTTTGCAAAACCTTTGCTTTCTCCGTTCTTCAATACGGCGTCACGGTTCCCGGTCAACAAAGCCCCAATTGCTTTTAATACGGTTGATTTTCCCAACTCATTATCTCCGGTAATGAAATAAACGTTACCGTCGAAATCTGCGTTAAACTCTTTAATTACTTGGAAATTTACCAATTCTAATTTCTTTACTATCATAATGCTCTCGGTTTGTGCCGGGGTTTCCCCCAGCGGTTAATATTATTTTTTTGTTTCTCTCATTCTTTGGTATATCATTGTTTGCACCTTAACAAATGCGTCCCGGCTTTCTTTCGCTTCCTCAACCGTGCAATCAGCAATGAAATTTTCCAAACGCTTGTATAATTCGTTCAACTCTTTGTCGCTCATTGCGTGCCGGGTTGCTCCTACTTCATCAATAAACTTTCCCATCAGAAACCCGGTTTTAATTTCAATTGTTTCAAAACTTCTTTCAACTCTGAATCTGTGTAATTTTGCGCAATCTCTTTTGATACGCAATTGTGGTTCATAGCAATTGTTATTGCTCTTTCTCTGCTAATCTTAATTTGCTTTCTTTTAATCATAGCTTTATATTTTATCCGGGAACCCGCCCGGTCGGTTCGTTGTATCTCAACGGCACAAAGGTACGTATATTTTTTTAATTACCAAATATATTTCTTTTTATTTTTCAGAAAAACGAATAAACCCGGAACGCCTACACATTCCGGGTCAATCTCAAAATATCCTCAATTGTTTATCAAATAACTTTGCAATAACTGCATCAACTTCGCTTTCCAATTTCTTGCAGGTCGCTAATATTTCCGGGCGACGTTGCGCAAAATATCTGCGTTGATTATGACGCATCTGTTTTACTAACTCGGCGAACTCTTCCAACGTTATTTTTCCCGGATTTTCGATTTGCGTAGTTTTTTCTTCTTCCATGTATATTTTATCCATTTTGAAATTAAAATCGCTCTACGTGGCTAAAACAAACGTTCGTGCATGTTGCTTGGTAAATTCTGACGCACCCAACCGGGGTTGTTGCGCAAAATGTATCGTCCAAAGTGCATTATCAACGTGGCGTCGGCGTTCCACAATGTCGGTTTCAATTCCGGGTACAAATTCCCGGCAACCTCTTTGTATCTGCGTTTTCGCTCGTTCTTTTCTTCTTTTTTTCGTGTCGTCTTTGCTCGCAACTTCAATTCGTTTTGCCATTTCATAGGGTGTACCATAACAAACGGAATGTCGCAAACTGAAATGATTGCTTTCAATTGCTCAAAGTTTGCCATCATCTTTTGTATTCGGTACAATTTACCCATATTTACGCCATCGGCACCCGGCGTTACATCATCCGGGCGCACGCTCAATTTTTCCAAAAAGACAATTGGCGAACAAATGCTTTTCAAATACAACAAATAGTCTTTGAGTTCGTTTATATCCTTTGGCATTTTTATGGCGGTTATGTTATGGTTCGGTCGCCATGTTACTATACCCCCACTTGTTCCGGGGTCAATTCCCACTACTGCTGAAATTTTCATAATTAAAATAAAACTTGCTGTCTTTGAAACTCAATTAATCTTTTCTTTGCTTGTTCATAATAAACCGGGTCTTTTTCAATTATAGTTAAATCAAAGCCCAATTTATGTGCGGCTATTGCATGGCTCATACTTCCGCCGTGCGTGTCCAATATTTTTTTGTCCGGATTTTGCAAAATTTTGTAATAGCCATTCATATAATATTATTGGTTTTTGTGTGGGGTGTATTTTTTTTTCTTTGAATGAACTTTTACCTTGTAAATTTCCATAATATCTATAATCAAAACATTTTGCAGGACAATTAAAATTAGTCCACGCAAACCCACCATATGAAAAGTTAGGAACCGGATTTTGTTTGTACCAAAATATAAAACATTGGCATGGAGGCAATTTATAATAATTTCCACCCCATATTATACATTTATTAGAAATTCTGAAAAGTTCGTCAAAATAAATATCATTTGGTATATCATTATCCCAATTCTTTTTTTTCATGCTTTGACCTTGCAGGTTTTGCAGCGTAATCAATTCCGTATGGCGGGTCAACAATTGCCAAATCAAAAGATTTATCACTTTGGGATTGCATAAACTCCATGCAATCCCCGTTTATTAATGTTATGTTTCCACATTTTTCAATTTTCATCTTTATATCCTCCCGCTTTTGTAAAATAACCTATTACGCCAATTATAAAGCAAACAATAAATAGTTCCATATTTAAAACTTCATGTAGTTATCAACTTGCATTTCCTCGGAAATCATCCGGTCAAATGCTTTTATAATCTCCTTTTTCCGGGCAACCTCAAACGCCGTAAAATCAATTTCCGGGCTTTCGATTCCTTTTCGGCGAACTTGAAACGCTGTATATTGGTTTATCATTCCACGGGCTACACGCTGCATATACCGGGCAAACGCTTCTTTGCGGTCGTCCTCTTTAACTTGTACATCATCAGCCAACCCGCATTTTTGCAACCATTCATACAAAAACATATCATCAGTTAGCCCCAATATTAATTTCCCGGTGTATTTGTAGCAAAGGAAAATATAACGGTTCCGCCATTGTCTTTGTATCTCAAATCTCCGGATTTGCTCCGGCGAAATTTCATTGTTTTTTCCCGGTATAGCTTTGTATGCTTTGGCAATTACATCTGTCTGCTTTTGCTTGTATGCTTTCAGAATCTTTGCAAAGTAATCGGCGTTGAACTGTTGATAATGGTTTTTGTCCGGGTTCCCGTATTTATCTTTCGGCAAAAATTCGTCTAATTCCCCGGTCGTCGCCAACTCAAAAGCTATCTTAATATCCGCCAACGTCATATCAGAGTGATAACGTTTCAGAATATCCAACAACCGGGATTGTATATAATTCCAATCATTTTCATTCTGTGGTATTATATAACCAACGTCCATTGCTATACGCTTAAACAACAACGAAAGATTTTCAACTAATTTTGCATCGTCAATTTCCGCAATTGGTGTTTTTGTTGACGCTGCGAAAACATATTTTTCAACTGGGTTTAATGCTTTGGCAACCTCCGGCAATTGCACCATTCTACGGCGTACTTCAATGGCTTTTGTTCCGGGCTTGGTATTATATATTTCTAAAGCCGTATTTTCTTTTTTTTCAATAGCTCCCATATCAATCAAAATCATTGTTTAAATACTTCAGCATATCCGCAATTTCTTTGCTGCTTTGCTGCTCTGTCTTCACGGAACGTTTCATTTTTTCCCATTTTTCGTATTTTTCGGGGGTTGAATCATATTCTAACGCCGCCCAACCTTTTGAAATGCTTTCTTTTATCAGAATCAGCGCAAATTCTTCCGGGTATTTACTCAAACCATTTAAGTTTGCTTGTATCGCTGAAAAACTCTTTTGCGACGTTCTCCATTTCGGTTGACACATCAAAATATAAAAGTTCCGTTTAAATTCATCGCTATCAAATGGGAATACAAGTTTTGCAAAGTAATTATCAACTTTATCAATTACTTGTTTTCTGACGTCCAACAATTCCGGGGTAAACCCATAAACAATACTTGCTTTAACTGTTTTTTCTTCGTTTGAAAAATTGTCTTGTGAAAATCCGTTTGGATTTTCTTTTGAGGCTTTAGCCTTTTTCTTCATAGTGTTATTAATATTATTATTATTAATATTATAGTCTTGTAGTCCGTTTTCGGACTGCTGTATATTAATATTATGGTCTTGTAGTCCG